GCTGTGCTGCCATTGTGCTGACAGCATACAGCGTTGAACGATACCCAACCCGAAGGTGTGGATTTTCGTTTCGCAGGCAGATAACCGAGGATGTCTAGCATCCTTACATTGTAGCAGAGTCTAAGGTAGAAATCAACTTTTCTGATATCATCACATGCCCAATCTCGTTGGGATGGCCGCCGGGCATGACAAGTTCACGCCGTTGATTGCCTGGATGATCTCGGAACCACCGGGTGGTACTGAATCCCGGCCAGATCATGGTAGGTATATCCATTTCTACATCAGCGGGCATGATATGGAATTGCATCAGGTTGAGATTTTTCCTCGCAGCCACTCCATCAAAGAACTGCACTGTCTGTTGATAGTTTAATCGAGCCAGTTCTTGACAATTGGTCAGTACCAGTTGTTGCTTGATCATGGTGCGGAAATCTTCAGGTACCACACTTGATCCAAACTCTACCCAAGTGGAATGCACAAATCGATTCCATGGTGGATCGTTGCTGTATGGTCGATGATTGGGATTGTAGAAACTCAATCGATCTGAATCGGTATGTCCTACTAGTACCAAACATTCTTCAGGACAGGGTTCATGATCCAGCCACCATTGAAATGTCCAGATTGAACTCTGCATACTACCACCAGGGATTCCAAAGTTTTCCACAGGCACATCATAATGTTGCCCTAGCAGGCCTAGAAAGTTGTGATGGTTGCGATACCGATCATTCTGTGTCCAACATGAATGTGCATCTTTGTGATTTTTGATCAGTTCTGGATCCAGTAACTCATCACCATACATCCACGAGTCACCAAACCCTACGATTTTTTTAAATGTCATCTAACTAGTATGCTTACTATGGCTCCACGACTGATACCAATTACCGCAATCCTATTGGTTTGTTGTGGGTCGGACACATAACCTGAACCACCGTTTATAACATTTATGGCGCTGACTTGATCGCCGGTAATTTCTGCTTCGGCTACTGCGCCTGCACCTAGACCAATGATACTGACCTTGGGCGGTGCTAGATATCCATAGCCGGCTTGATTAACAGTGATAGCAGTGATCACCCCATTGGCACCATACGCTGTGGCGGTGGCCAATTGTACTTGTTCTGTACCGGGCCATTGATCAGACACCAATCTCAACAGCGGATGATATCCTGCCACGTTGATATAGTCAGTACCGGTTTTGTTGTAATAACTTTGTACATTAGTAACATCCGCCCATACTGATTCATAATTCTGTGCACCTTGCACTTTGACATTGCCAGTGTAATGATCCATCTCCATCTGGAATGTGGTGAAACTGGTGCCATTGGTAGGAACATGGCTGCTGAAGCGTTGTGGATCATTGTAAACATTGCCATACGCTCCCGGAGGATTCAATGCCCAGTCTGGTACATTTGAATTCCATACCGGATCAATATATGTTTCCGGACCATAGATGGTAGGAATTGTGACCAATTGACTGGGCACAAATGTGGGTTTCACTGAGTCAACAATGTCCACGTCACCACGACCTTGTGCTTGTGCATCTACAAACACTGCTTCTATTAGATTACCACTGGCACGTTCTATGCTGTAACTGCTAGGCTCCGGCGGAAACTCTGTGGTCTCGGCTGCTGTTAATGTGACTTTGGCGCGCCCGAAAGCAGCATTGATTATGACCATGTCTTTTTCAATCAGCTGCGCTGTGCCTGCTAGATTGATCAGTTTGAATCTCAATGCTGACCCTGTGATGTTCACAGGTTTTTGATCTTGATTGATGAATTCAAACAAAATCACGTTGTCAACACCTTTGTTGATGGTTAATTTTTTAGCGTACACAGGATCCCACCTCCGGTCAAAAACATCACCATCTGTGGTATCCAGCACCAACACACGTTGGATTTGTTGATAGATATAGATCTGGGTTGAATACATGTGGTGAGCTCCAATGATATTTACCTCCAAGTCTCGGGGTATAAATATCCGAACTAATACAATATGGGCAGCGACTTATTCCAAAAACTTGCAGACAAGTATCCTTTCATAACCTTGTGTGTGTACTCCAACAACGAATACGTGGGCATCGTACAAAATCGCGATGACGTGATCACCACCATCTATGACTTTGGTGTTATCCAAGATCCTGAACAGAAACGCCGCTACATCGATCTGGCCAACACTTGGTGGTGGGAATCAAATCGAAGCATCCCCATCAACATATTCCTGCGCGGCGAATGGGAAGAATTCCGACTGTGCTTACGCACGTTTGTGAACAAAGACCTGGAAATACTACACGGCCCTGTGTGCAGTTTGAACGACATCGCCCGGCGAAAGGGCAAACGAAAATCAATTACCCTGGTCAGGCGTGTTGATTAATTTCAGTAACACATCAGCAGCATGAACATGTCCTGCTGAGTCCAGATGTCCATTTACTCCATCATACCACCAGTTGCCTGCTGCTAATCTTGCACATAGACTGTCTTCAAATAGATCAAGCACATGGGGATCTCTACGCAATGCTTGAAATACTGTGTGTTGTTTTAGTATGGATTGTAGACGTGGTGGAATCAATCCAGGGCGATATGAATATATCAGATACGGTATATTTCTCAATCTAAAATGTGTTGTGAGCATGAAAACATCTGTCGCTAAGTTGATGATTTCTCCATGGTGATTGAAATTTCTTATCCAGGCTTCGCGATAATCTTGAAACTGCTGTCCTGTGTGATCGCTTTTTATACCCTGAAACCAATCCTCACCGGGCATTCGAGGATCAGATGGATCCCAATTATCATATATGTTAATTTCGGTTCTTGGAACAAGAGAAAGACTCACTATAACTTGGGTAGTGCTATCAAACTCCAGAGAATGCTTTAATGTGCTGCGTATTATCCGACGATTGCAACTACCTGGCCACCCGTCATTGGTGTATGTCCATCCATGTCGTTGTGCCATGTAAGCAACAAAATGCTCGTGTAAAGGAATGTTATTGTCACGAACAAAACTACAACCATTAACATATAAATGTTTTATCATTGATCTAATAGATTCATATGTAATGCCACCAAGGCTGCATATCCCACAGCATGAGCTTTCTTAAACGTATAGCCCCGGCTATCGTCCCCATCCCACACTGATTCAAATACTTCGGTCCAGGGCCGATTCTGTAGATGTGCTTTGCCTGGACGTATCACGGAAATAAAAGCAGCCATCCGGGGTATGCTATCAGGCTGCATAGACCGTAGCAAATCGGTATAGTTACCCACATGTACTAACTTCTGAGCCCATTCAGGATCTGTCCACAGTCTGGTCCATGGCGGTTCTGCTGCTAACATTGTTTCATAGTGTGCAGGATCCTTTATCAAACTGTACACACTCATGTTCAACAAATCAATCTTGAAGTAACCACGAGCTTCGGCTGTTTCATAATCCAATGCACTACAGCCCGACACAGGATCTCGTGGAATGTCTGTGACATAGATGCCGGAGTTGTGTTTGCGTCCGTTGCTTTGCCGTGCCGCTGTGTGCTGTATCAGAGCCAGCACAGCATCTCTGTTGGGCACATCAATGTCAATGTCTGCGCTCATGTCTGGACCAAGAGTGTGATCATACGCAGTTTTTCTTCGGCTTCACGCACTGCTGCCAACTGATCAGCCACAGCAGGATACTTCTCAGCCAATACTTGAATATCATGTTCTTCTTTGCGCTTGTGATTTACCCAATCAATGGCTTCCACAGCATCTTGTGTTAGACTCACACTGACATCGCTCATTTTGAAAGGTTGCCACATTTGACCATCCCACACTTCCATGCATTGAAGCACTGTGTTGAATCGTAGATCGCCCAGCCCTTGTGCGCCGCTGAAATTGTTCACATAGTTGGTGGCATTGTTGTTGTAAGCCGTCAAATATCGTCCACTACCATACACATTCTTTATCATGTCACCATCCTGCTTGCGTTAAAATCTCTTTTGCGTATTCCTGATCCCCAGGATAATCCGCAAACTTCTTCTGCCATATATCCGAATCGATATATGGCCATATCATGGCCACTTGCTCTGCGTTGAGTTCTGTCAAGAACTTCTGCCCGGATTCACTGTTGTAGATCACCCAAGCACTTACTCTACCTGTGGTCACAGCATAGCATGTGGCATTCACGCTGCCATATCTCAAACAATCATGTGACGGAGATCCAGTCTTTTCACTCCAGTCCAACCCATATTCTATAGCCCGGGCTAAAGCATCATTCACAGTTTCTTTCTGCACATGTGTGACGAGATATTCTGTGTATAACTTATCGCTGCACCAGTTGTCAATCTTTTTGTTATTTTTCAGCAACCATTCGAGAAAGCGTTCTGGCTGTATCACACGCACATCCACGCAATACCTACCCCATTTTACGAATGCTCGGTAATAAGGTGATGTGGCAAAGTCAGTCCAGGATTTGAGTTTGGCCGACCCTTGTGTGTATTCGTAGAACTTCAAGTAGCCTTGCAGCCCTAACTGCACACCGCGCTCACTTTGCTCTTGCCAGCGTTTTTTTTGTTCGCAAACATGCACACTCAGCGTGGTTTCTTTGCTGAATGATCGTTCGCAATACTTACATGTGAAGTTACTTGTCGTTGCCATGAGCCCGTTGCAGTTGAGCTATTTCTTTTTTGTCAGTGAGTTCAGCCATCAAATCAATCTCATCATCTTTGAAATGTGGATATAATTCTCGTAACTGTTTCTTTATTGCACCGGCACCTGCTTCTTTCTTCTTGGGTGCGATCCAGTTGTGCCGCATCACACCCATACCTGGGCTTGCCGCTGTGGCCATGAGCCATTGCAGTTTGGGATGACGATGCATGGTAAAGAAGTGTTTGTTCAAGTAATGATTCACACTCTGCACATAGTATTCCTGGATCTCTCTGTTGCCGTCCACTGCTGAACCCCAACGCACCATTAAGAATGTTGAGAACTTCCGGCGTTCTTCCGGCGTGAGTTCATCATAGAAGTCACGGTTCTTTGCGTCCAATTGACGCATCTCATTGCCAATGTTTAGTTTGTCGCTCATTTGATCTTGGTCAGCTTATACATCATTTTAACTTGATCCAGTAGGTCTTGTAAAGCCACATTGGTTTCAGCGGCACGGGCTATGTCTTGCCATTCTTTGAGGAATCTTTTTTCCGAGGCACTGACATATTCATCTTCATCATTGTCGATTTCTTCCATTTCCCACAATTTTTCCCATTTGCTGCGTTCCCAGGCATCCGGTTCATACTCCTTGGCCAGCCACAGGTCTTTCCACTGGTCTAGATACGGGTCGGCAGGTGTGAGCTTGATGGACTTTTTCATCGTGATTTGTCAGTTCGAGTTAAATGATACACCATTATAGCATGATCCAGAATATCTTGTAAAGCAGGATTGGTGCGGGCTGCTCTGCGAATGGAATCCCACAGTTTGTTTTCCATAATCTCATCGCGCCGTTTTTTCATTCCTGCCCGGATGTCTGAATCTCTGCGCTCTTCGTGTGTTTCGTAATCGTATCCTACTTCTGTTCGGGTAGCAGGACCTGCACCTGCTTCACGCTGATATACAGTATCGCCGTCACGCTCGTAAACTAGATTGGCACCGGGCTTTAACTGTCCCATTACCAGGCTCGATTGTAATCCACTATCTCGCAGTTGCGGCTGATGTCTTTGACGAAATACACACAATCAGGTTGCTCTGCATCATTTATAGGCACACATAACATCTGCCCATTCTTCAACTTGGGCGCATACCATGCTACCTCTTGATATACATCTACGATCTCTATGGCAGGAAAACTGGGTCTGAAACTGCTTAAAGGATTGAATTGGAACACTTTAAATCCACGATCATTTATGCTGGTCAGTGGTAACATCTCTAGATCGCCTACATCAGGTTCTCCAATAAGGATCTGCCAATCCACGGGCATCTTGATCTTGAAATCACCTATCTGTAATACTAATGCAGGTGCATTAAAACTCTCTAAAAAGATTAAGGGAATATAATGATAGTCTGGATTGGCTGGGTCCGAATTATCTAGTATGGCAAATCTCATGTCATCTACCTCTTCGGGCAAATGGTCAAGATCGTAGGGTTTGTTGTCTAATGTAAGGATACGCATGAGTTTATTGTATACTATTGTTGGCAAGAATGCAACCTATTGCCATGATAATTTCTCCTGAGTGTAAGGATAGTTGGCTTCATTGTAAAAGGTCTTGCGTTTGGCTAGATGGCGTTTGCTGAATCGGCAAGTTGATGTGATATCCCATATCTGTACATGATCTTTGTCTTCTGCCTTGCGGATTCCACGTCCGATACTTTGGATCACTCGGGTAAAACTCTTGCCTGGTTCGATCATCACTAGATTAAAGATGCGCGGAATGTTAATACCCACTGCTGCCACACCATATGTGGCCACAATGATCTTGTCTGTGCTGATGGCTACTTCATCATATTCATCCTGCCGGGCCTTGGCCTTTGTAGCACCAGACACAAACACAGCACGGTCGCCCAATCTTGACACCAGTTCTTGCCCTGCTGCCACACGATCTACTAGTACAAGAGTGTTGCCTGTTTCATTTACTTGTAGAACCAACTGCGCGATAGCATCTAATCTGCCGGATTCTTCTAGTAGATATTTGAGTTCTGCTTGATAAGTCTTGTGCTCTTGAATGTCTACCAACTGTACTACATTAACATGGCACTGCGCCAATACACCGCGATCCTGTAATTCACTGGCAGCAAGTTTTGAGATCACGGGCCCTAGGCTGACCAACAGGCTCTGGCTTTCGAATAGTTCTTTTGGAATGGTTCCCGTCAATCCCCAACGAATTGGCACTTGTGCCATCACACCTGTTAATAGTGTTTTTAGCGCATCTGCTTTGGCCATGTGTACTTCGTCTACTATAACGCATACAACATCTTCTAAGAATTCCTGTATGGTGCAATCACCTATGCCATTCTTTGTGTTCTTTAATAGATTATTTAAACTCTGCCAAGTGCAAATGGTATGTTGACGTCCATATTCTTTTCTGTCACCGAAATAAACACCCACATCCAATTCCATATTGATGTAGTCTTTTTCAGTTTGAGTCACAAGACTTTTATTGGGTACGATAACGATACTGCGGCCGTATGCACTGACTGCATCGCTTAATGCTGCTGTCATGATGGTTTTGCCCGCACCTGTGGCCACTTCCTGCAAGCATTGTGGATTGGCCAGGAAGTTGTTGATGATCTCCACTTGATAGTCACGCAACAAGATAGCATCTCCCGCAGCGGGATGACCTCGAGGCCACTTACGGTCCTGATATGTGGTCTCTGTCACTTGGGTGAAATCAAATGTAGTAGTGTATGTGCGTTGATCGTCTAATTCGATATCGTAGTTTTGTTTTTCCAATATGGGGATGATATCGGGCAGAAGATTCACATAAGTGCTGCCGCCCAATTGGAAATAGGCTACCTTGCCATCCCAGCGACCTAGTCGCACAGCAGGAAGATAACGGGCATAAGGCACATCGTATTTGAATTTCTTTACTAGATCTCTGCGTGTGTCGAGATCCAAGCCTTCAATCTTTATGTTGACTTCGTCGCGTATGGTTATTGTTGCTCTTTTCATTGTATAGAAACTCTGGTGATATGTTGTCGTTGTGCAATCTGTTCGATCAATTCTGTTGGTGATCTCGAATCTTCAAGATCCGCTACAGGATATCTTAACGGCAATGCTTGTGTATTATACACGTTTTCAATGCCTTGAGCAACAAAGAAATCCTGATGTTGTTGCAGATATTTGTTCATAGCAGGCAGATTCACACGGGTATCTATGTCAAAGAATGGAACAAAGAAATCCGCAGAATATCGTTGCCAAGGTTGGAAAGCATCGGCGCCGATGTATTGGTCTTGGTCATGTGCGAGATCTTCAAGAGTCTTTCCAATCTCTACATAATTCAAACAAACAGTTCCCGATGGCACTGTCATAGATCCATAATGCACAGACTGGGCAGGATCTAATTTATATATCTTAGGCATTCCGAACCAGGTGCAAACAAATCTAGGCTGTTGAGATTCCAGGCTTTCGCATCTGTGAACTGCTATGTTGAGTTCTGCCAATGCTGAACGCACAGTTTCAGGCGCTTGGATCCAAAATTCATGTGTTTGTTGATCTAACAATCCATGGTAAGTTTCAAATACATGATGCAGATAGTTGAGATAATCCTGATCCTGTGTGCTTGTAAATGGTCTGTCGATGATTGGGTTGTAATCATTTATGGTCTTTATGCATTTCAGTATGAGGTTTTCTGCCCGTTGTTGTTCTTTTTCTTCGGAATCAAATCCATAGAATCTGGTAGGATCATCCAGAGGCCAAGCATCACGCTGACTCATTCGCTCTAGCCAAGCGTCAGCAATGGGATTATTTCTAACAGCGAAGCGCAGTTGTATGGGATCTTGTGTGCCTAGATCAATTACGAGATATCTCATTGTGCTAGTATATAGCACTGAGCATAAAAAGTCAAAAAGACAGGTGCCATTTAGACACCTGCCATAAAAGAGTCGCCGGACTAGAAATTCACTGCGACTCTGTTTTAGCGCACCCGCCGAAAATCTACCTGATCTTTACCACGCGGAATCCCGTTTGTTCAGCCTCATCAGCCTCATATGTAGAATCCACAGTGTACAAAAACAAATCACCATCCCAGATTTCAAACATACAGTTTCCTTAAAAAATTGATTCCAACACTCGAGCCAGATAATAGGCACTGATAAACAAACAGATCCATCCCGATGCAGTAGAGCCATCCTCAAAACAATGCTTGGCGAACCACCCATTCAACACCATCCAAACAATCGACGCTTCCATTTTACTCTACCTTCATGCAAGTAGTCTCTGCCAGTCGACGCCAGTTGTCTGGACTCAACTTACGCAAGTCTGCAATCTTCAGCGCCATACGCAGGCTCATCTCACGCAAGCGGGCTTGATTGGTTTCCATAAACTCAAAGATGCTGTCTTGAGTTTCGGGCTCAAAGTCGTAGTCTGCGAACAGCACACCGTCTTTGGCAATCTGCTTGATACGCAAGATCTTGTCACGCATGGTGTCCAAGGTCAAGTCCAAGTAATGGCAACGACTTTGCAAGGCGTCCAAGTGATCGCGCAGTTTCTGCGACTTCATCTTGTCGAACTTCAAGTTGGTGATAAAGATCACCGAGCCTTTGAAGTCGAAACTGTCTGGGATGCCTTCGCGGCGCAGGGCACCTGATTCACTCAACCACGAAATCTTACGCTTCTTGCCAGAGTCCAACGCACCTTTCAGCAAGTTCAAACACACGTCGTCAAGCAAGATGCTGTCACAGTCATCAAACACCAACACACAGTTGGGATCTGAATATTTGTACAGAGCTTGATACAGGCCAATGGGAGTTGCTGAGCCTTTCACAACTTCTGCGCGAAGCTTCTTGCCTGCGATCTTGTCAAACAGCGTGGCTTTCTCGATCTCTTGTTCCACACCGTAACTCTTGCCCACGCCTGGAGGGCCGCTTACAATCATTGCGCGGATGTCGCCACCGATGCAGGCTTTTGACATTTCAGTAAGGATTTCAAAACGCTCGCGGATACGAGTCATTGCTTCGTCTTCAGTCTCTACCGTAAAAGCAGAGACTTTGGCAGTGGGCGTGTTCATTTCTACAGTGTCTCCATTTATCATCTCGTAGTCAGAGATAGCATCCACGCGGATACGCACAGTGGCAGGGCAGTTGGGGAATGTGCCGTTGTTTTGCACAGTCACATAGCCGCCCTTGGCGCCTGTTTGGAAGCCGCTAACTAGAGCGAAGCTTTGGTTTTTTACAGTTTTGCCGCGGTACTCGCCGCGCAGTATACGAATTGCTGACATGGTTTCTAGCCCTTTATGTTTAACATGCCACTATTATAGCAGTGGGTGTAATAACAGTCAACCAAAAACTCCAACTCAAATTGCGATTTTGGCTGGATTTTTCCAACTCTTGTTGCAATGTTGCTGAACTTGTTTTTTGCGTTGACATGTGCTTATTATAGTGCAGAACGCAATACCGGTCAACCTCAAAAAAAAACCCTACATGCAGTAGGGTTTTTGATCAGCCAGCAGCGATCAAGTCGGCACGACTAATATTACATTGTTAGGGTCTACGAAAAAGTCAAAAGTCACTGTTTCGCCATCAGCGATAGGATACACCCAATCCCCAGTTTGGCCGCCGACGTTTTCTCGCCATGTCCAAGATTGACCATTTTTAGTGAGATTAGAAATGCCATCACTTTCTACAGTATTGGTATTTGGATCACCATAATAAGAATCCGGATATACTGTCGTGACCCAGGTGAATGTACTCGGGTCGTCGGGGTTGATAGGAACATTTGGATCTGTGGCTTCTCTCTGCGCCGTAAATCCTGAATAATTCATCCAGAAATGACCGAAAAACAAAGTGCCTCCTGTTACCGAAATGGTCACAGGCATCTGACCAGTGGTTTCGGTCGTGGTTTCAAATACTACCAATTCATCTTTTGCCGGCCTAGGTAATTCGTCGGACTGGGGAATTACATCAACTACGGTGGTTGTAACAGGGCCATTGACAATTTCGCTGCCATTATATGTTGCCCGGACCTGCACATCTCCACCTGTAGAGTATGCGCTACCTATCATTTTGACTATTCTTTGGACCATGATTTTATCTCCTGATACTGTATTTATATCAAACCCAATGGGTTTTGATCTCAGCATCTGCGACTTCATGTGGTTTTGGGTCGCCGTGGAATATCAGCACACTATTGTCCGGGCTCAGTATAGTGCCGCGATTAGGACGATAATAGGTCCTATTTTTAAAATTCATCCCACCATCTAATGCTGTCCACCGCCAACTCACCACTCTGCGTTCATCCAAGAAGCGTCTTTTCTGTGCAGAGATCACTGTGTTTAAATAGTCCTGGTCGCCGCCGTGGTGATGACGGGTTCTTATGCGCTCTATTCCCTGTTGTTCAAATTGAGTCCATATTGATGCCCACTCGCGTGTGTTCCAATACATCACTGATGAATTCATATTGTAGCAATCCGGACGCCATAATGATCGGAAATCTCGCACGGTCCAAAAGAATACCGGACTGAGATTCACGATCCAATCTATGTTATTCACGATCACTGTGTCTAGATCAAAATACAATAATTGTCCTTGGAAATGGTCTGAGTTGAATAGTTGCATCTTGTACCACCAACTGCGTTTACGTCCTGATACCCCCGGCCATTCAGTTAAATCATGCCGGACCATGTGTGCAGGCACAGGGCGGCTGGGTTCTGTATATACATGTAATCTCGCACCACGTGACAAATGGCGGTTTAACATGTTGTAAAGGCGTTCTACATAAACAAAATCATATCCGTCGCCATGTATAACACAGGCACAATCCACTGGGTCTTGTGGTGTGACCACTGTGGGTGGTGTGACCGGTGCAGGTGCAGGTTCTAGTTTCCGGGCACGATGTGCAGATCGTGCTGCACGATGCAGATCTTTTTCGGCTCGAGTGGCTATTTTAATCCCCTGGTGGATTATGCCAATAACTGGGATATCTTGTCAGGATAGCCTGTACCGATTCGGGATATTGAGTATCCACTACATGTGTAGTGGCTTTGTGATTTATCGCACTGATAGTGTCTCTTCTTTTAAATGCCTGCAACATCTCTTCAGGATCTCTGTGCTGAGTTTCTATACAACTCACTACCTTGTTGCGTATGAGATCGTCAGACCCCATCCAGGTCCAGTGCCATCCCACTGGCGTATTGATTCCCACACAATGATCTCTGTTTTTGCGTTTGATGCTGGCACCTTTGTATAACTCGTGTGGTGTGTCAAACATACTGCGGCGTGCTACTACTGACCCTTTCCACCCGCGCTCGGCCCGCTGGTCAAACTTGTACATGTACATCTCAAATCCGCAGCTGACAGGTCGATCATGTTGATCCATTGTGGCCACGATTTCTGCCCAGCATTCGGGATTGATAATTTCATCTAAATCGCCGTGGATGATGATATCATCGGCACTGTATGCTACTAATGCAGGTGCTATGGCTTGCCGCATCATGGTTTCGCATACCAAATTGGTCTGCTCTGCTGTTAGTTCCAATGTGACAACTTGGATTCTATCGCCGTAGCGTTTTTGATAGCGGGCAAGGTTGTCTAGTAGATTGTAGGGTTTTGGAATGCCGCTAAAAGTTCTGCTGGCTTCTAGTATCACCCAGCGGTCCACATACTGGTCGGTGATGGCCAGATGTATGTCCAGCATGTCAAATTCGTTGTTGAATAATAAAGTATCAATGATCATGATTAGAACTTATAGATGATTTGGTAAGCGTCATAGACTGGAAGAATCTTTTTTGTTTCCAGGTAATCTGCTATGTAATGGCCTTTGCCTGTGCGTTGATTGCTGTTTAAAAATCTGCTATTATCATCAATCACCACCATAGCACCCGGTCTTAAATGTGGTTCGATTGCTTGAAATTCTCGTAGATGATGTTGGGCACTGAGATGATCGTTTTTCCATTTTACATCATAACTGTCAAGATAAAAAAGGTCCACACGATTTAAATCCAATTGTGTAGACAAATATAACACACTATCCTCACACGTGGATTCAAATCTGTCTGACACGATGAAATTTCGCGCAGTATTCACTGCTAACGGATCTATATCTACACTACGCACACTGCCGTTGTGATGTTGTACAAATTCGGTAAACAGTTGAGCACTCTGCCCATCTTTCCAATTGCCAGGATTTCTCAGTGTACCAGTTTCAACAATATGATATTCACTTTGCCCCAGGCTTTCGAGATAGGCAAACACAAGATTGAATCCGTCGGCTCGTTGATAAAGACCTTCGATTAATCCCCTTTTGGCACCACTCACCCGAGGATTTAATAAGTCGTAGTAATTGTCACGATAAAAAGAAAGCCAGGACATGAGTTATTTAAATCAAACTACTGTCGTCAAATGGTTTTGTAACCAGCCAACAGCGTCCTGCTCGTCGAACTCGGATATCCAGTGGTCTAAAGAAATCCCATACTGCCTGTTGCACACCCGGGTATCCCTTGGTATAATCGTCGCCACCGAACATGGATCCAGGACGTAATTTTGGCCACCACGCATTTAAATCATTTGTCACAGCCTCATAACTATGTCCCGCATCTACGTAACAGAAATCCACAGAATCATCTTCGAATTTCTTGGCAGCATTCCAACTGATCATGCTCAACATCTTGATCTGTTTCAATATGGGTTTTACATTTTGTCTGAATATCTTGCGAAGATCCTGCACAATAGCAGTATCATATGCGATCGCTGCTTCACCTTTCCAGGTGTCCACACAGTAGAATTCACCTAGTTTGTCTCTGTTGATCAGTTCAACCACACAATATGCAGCACTACGTCCGGTCCAAGATCCCAATTCCACCCAGGTACCGCCAGCAGGAAATTGGTCTATTACTAAATCTAACATCACAGTATTTTTGTGGCTCATAAAGCCCGAGATGTCTTGATAAAAATGTTCCATTATTGATTTTCAAATAGCACTTGATGATCAAATTCCATTAAATGATGGAATTCGTCGATTGAAAGATTGGCATGTTTAGGATACATTCTCCAGGTGTGTGTGGGCAAGTTAT